TTAGGCTGTTCTACGCCACATATAACAAGTGTAATAAGGTTGCATATTGTTATGAGCATTACCATCACCAGTATTATTTACTGTAATAGTATGAGTATGATTGCCAGAATTATTTGTAGTTCCTACAACGGTTCCTCCCCAAACATCTCCATCACCATAAGAAGCCTGACCACCTCCACCATTTGAACCATGTCTTTGTCTTAATGATAATGTATGTGTATGTCCTCCATTTGTATTAGTTGTAGCAAGATGAAAATGTTCAGCTAATTCTCCTACAGACTTATACAGTACGTTTCCACATGTATACACTGATATAAGGTTGAAGGTTGTTATGTGGTTGACCAGAACCTGTAGAATTTATTGTTACTGTATGAGTATGATTGCCTACAGTAGAAAAAGTATTTGTTCTACTTCCACCATCTCGTGTATCTCCAGCCCAACCATTTCCACTACCATTACCATCACCCCATAATGCTTTTAATGTTAACGAATGAGTATGTTCACCTGCTGTATTTATACTACCTGTATGGTTATGGCTTGGAATTTCCCCTACAGCTAGTTAGTACGTTTCCAAATATAAACATTAATATATGGCATCATATTATTATGTGGAATATTTGAACCAGTATTATTAACAGCTACCACATGACTATGATTTCCAGCATTTGATGATATATAAGTACCACCATTTGGTATACCATATAACAAACCACTTCCAGCACCAGTAGCTCCAGCACCTTTTATATTATGTGTATGTTCACCTGTAGTATTTGTAGTTGCCTCATGGCTATGAGAAGGCAATTCCCCTACAGTTGTAGCAAGATGAAAATGTTCAGCTAATTCTCCTACAGTGAGTTGATGAGTTGCTTCACCACCAGTACTTCCTGCATTATAGGTTGTACCCCAATCGCTCTTACCTTGTGCTAATAATACACGACCAGCAGGCATTGCTTCCCACGTACCAAATCCAAACAATGTAGCTGGATTAGTGCTAACTGTAGATATATAAATACTTCCAACTGGATATATTTTTTTCATTGTATCTAGCATTGGAGCAAATTTTGCTATAGCATTTCTAACAAATCCACAAGTAGCAATTTGTGTATTATTCGTATCTACATTAGCAGTTGGAGCTGTTGGTGTTCCTGTTAATCCAGGGCTTGCTTTTGGTGCTAGTGTAGATAAATCTACACTAACAGCACTTGCAACACCATTATTTATATATACTGGCTTGGTAGCACTTCCCACTGTAGAAGTTCCTAATTTATTAGCAACACTTGAATTATTAGCATTATTAGCATTTTCTGCTGTAGTAGCTTTTGCTGCTAAATCCGCATTAGCTGCACTATCAGCTTTACCCTGAAGATTACCTATAAATTTAGTAGCGGTAATATTATAACCACTAGCATTTAAATTTCCTGTAACTGTTCCACCATTCTTATCTAATTTCTTATCAAATAATGTCTTATGTGCTTCACTATTCTCATTATGATTACTAATTAATTCTTCTGTGTTTGTTTCTATTCCCATAAACTCATCATATAAATATTTAAATTTTAAATCGTTTAATCTCTGAAGAGAATCAAACGATTGATATGATGGTGGAACATTCCCTAAATATCCCCAACCTTTTAAATAATTATCATCTGTCCAATCAATTTGAGAACTTGCCCCAGAAGCAAATATTTTTTGAAAATCCAATTCACTCATACTACATATCCTTTCTTAATTAAGTTATTACTAAATATTTCAGATAATGGAGCTTGACCAAATCCTTTAGCAAATTTTTGATTATAAAATCCAAAAACATTATCTTTATCAAAATGTGTCATGCTTTGACAACTAACTCCAGCAGGTCTAACTATTAAATCTAAAGCATTTGCAAATAGAATTTCATTTTTTGTTAGTTTTCTACCAATACCAACAATAAATTTTGCATTATAAATATCTTGTACTATAGCAATGTCCGTTTTAAAAATAAACTGTATAGATTTTATAGTGTCATTCATATAACATAAAGAATTATTTTTATTAACTTTAGCCCAAAGAATTAATCTATATTCTTCATCAGACAAAGATGTACTGGATAAATAAGGTTCGCTATATTCTCTAAAACGAGCTTGATTAAAACCAGTAGTATTAATTTGATTTTCAAATCCAAAAAAATTTATAGTAATAGCATTATTTATTAACCTGTTTCGGTCCACAATTTCTCCTATACCATCTAACTGTGCACCTTCACCTGTATCTATCCATCGCTTTTCTTTTAAATTATTAAAAGTATCATCTAATAACTGTAATTCATCTGAAATTGCACAAAAAATTGCTTGTAAAACTTTCGTATTAGAAAATTGTACAAGCAAATGGTTCATCATACTTTCATATCTATTCATTTATAATCACCTCTATTTGAGAGATGTCAAATGTTGCATTCTCATGAGCAGAAATCACAATATTATTATTGTTATATTCCTTAGGTGTTTCTCCTGTAGTAGCTTTTATATCTATATATGCTATAGCATTAATATTATTATAAATAGCACCTATAAATTTTTGTAATATAATATCTTCTCCAATATTTATTTTACTTGCTTCTTGTAAAATAATTTCTTTAATTTCATTTGGAGTATTTTCTCCCCATGTTTGTTCAGTATTTTTGGTAATAGTAATTTTAAGCCATATCTTAACTTGCTTAGGTCTATTAAAACGTATAAGATGACTAATCCCTTGATTATCCAATACTGTTTTTTCTATATCACCAAAAGTATTTATTCCTGGAGCTTTATAATTATATATTTCTTTTGCAATATCATCTTCACTGCCACCTTCAACAATTATTTCTATACTATGTGGTGGTCTATTTTCACTATCTACCGTATCACTATCATTTTCATATGCCAAGCAAGCAGTTACTCCAGCTACATTACTATATATATTAGCTTGTATTGCCTCCAACATTACAGAAGCTTTACTATACACCGAAGATGACCAACGTTGCCTAAGTTCTACATCCGTTTCTGCGTCCCTTCCAACTATATTTTTTATATTACTTACGCTATTCCAACCTGTAATAAATGTATTTATATTTTTTACACTACCTAATGTAGGATTTATACTTCCATATATATCTGACACAAAATAAATAGGACTACTTACATTTTTTATTATTAAATTAGTATTAATACTGAATATCTTAGTTTTGTCATTACTACTAATAGTAAGCAAATCATTACTTAAATTAAAATTTAAATTTTCTTTAGAAAATTGATTATATATATTTGTTAAAACATTTGATACATTATCAGATATTTTTGCAGTATAAGATTTTTGTTCTCCATCTATTGTTATAAAATATGTTTTATCATTTTCTACATTATCTATAGTTAATTCAATTTTACTAGCATTATCTGAAGATATTTTACTTTCTTCTTTTATTGTATAAGTATTAGTATTTTCATCTTGAATTTGTAAATTAACAGGAAGCCTAGTATTATTCAGACCTGTACATTCGCAAATTATAATAGTTTGTTCAGCTTGTATAGGTCTAATAGCACTTAAAGCTGCTGCATTTGATAATGATATACCAGTTGCTGTATGTGGATACATAGCAAAATAAACATTTTCAGCCAGTTCCCATAAATCCGCTAGTTCAAATGCATAAATCCCATGAATTTGACCAAATATAGAATTACTATCTGTTTGAATAGCTATTCCTAATTTATCTGCAACACGTTTATTTAAACTATCAATTATTTCTGGTAATCTTTTTCGTTTAAAACCTTCTTTTGTCAACCCATATTCAACTGTTGTTACCATATCCCAATATCACCTCATTTGTTATTAATCCATATTTTGTATTTATTTCATAGTTTATAGATAATTCTCTCCGTATCATTGAGAAATCTAAATTCATAGATGATATTTCCTTTACACCTTCAATATTCATTATCTTTTCAGAAAAAATTTGCTTTATGTGATTTTTATTTGGATTTTTAACTAAAATATATTCTAAATAAGGTATTCCTTGTCTAGTATCTAAAAACCATTCATTCAACCAAAAACGCAGAGTAATTAGCACTTGTTGGGCTATTCGCTCTGCGTTATCTATTAATATTAAATCATTATTTTTTATTACTAAATCATTATTAGCTGTATTTAAAGCTATATCATAAGCCAATAAATCACCTTCTTTTATTGTGCCTCTCCTGTACTACCACCACCATTTTCAACATTTCCATGCGTATGATGGAGAAGACTTATACCATTTACTATTAAATCGCCATCAGCAAATTTAAAATCAGTACCATTCAATATACCGCTAAAACCATTTTCAGTTATCTGAATCATAGCTGAACCATTAAATAAACACACACTATTTGCATGTTTAATATTACTTTTTGTTGCATTTGTATATAATCCAGGTATACAAATTGCGTCATTTAATGAATGTTTTCTCAAATCATCAGAAGTATTACTATTATTTACAAAATCATCCAGTTGTTTTTCCGCAAAAATTATTAAACAGCCATCACCAGAAGATATAGGAAATGTAACTCCTGAATTACCTCCCATTCCTGTAGGAAATACTACAGGAACATTATAAATAATAGGATATGCAAACTCTCGATAATCTTCTGTTTTATAAGTTCCACTAGGTTGCACAATAGCTCTATTTATACTAGCGTCATATGAAATTATTTTTCCATTTAACGCAGTATGTATATTACTTATTTTTTCATCTACCCAATTATCTACTATATTACGAATTTCATTTGATGTTTGGCTCATATATAAGTCAACCTTTCAATCAAATCAATTTCACTATACCATTCATTAGAATTAATATCGCCAGTATGACGTATAGCCTCTACTCTAAACCAACCTGTTATAAATTTACTTTCAACTTTTACAGCATCTCCAGGATTTATTGATGGTGATAATAAAGTTTTTATCTTCCAACCTGCTTGTTTTTCTGCACGGTCCTTATTCTCTTTTCTTTTTCTTTTGCGTTTTGGTGTTTCTTTATCAGTTTTATAATTAGATTTTACAATTCTTTCAGGGCTTCCAATTAGTCCACTATCCGCTGAAAAAACAATTCCTCTATTAGCAACTATTCCACCATCTAAAATTATTTGTAAAATATTATTTTGTATTGACCATGTACAGCCACTACCATAACATATTTCACTTAATGCTTCAGCACCTTTACCAATGAAAGAATATCCATTTTTAAAAGTACCAAAAGTCGCACCTTCTCCAAATACTATAGATAATCCCATATTTCTAGCAATAGCATTTATTATAGTATCACCAGGTGTATTAGGCGGAAAAGATATGCTCATAATGCTATCTCTAATGGCAACCTGCCCATCACTTAAATCAAATTTTGTAATTATATCTAATCCATTAATCTTAGAATATGCTTGTATTACATTTCCTATAAATAATTTTGTTACTCCACCATTGCCTTCATAACCTGCTAATATCTCACATTTTATATCAGGCTTTTCAAGAGCTTTTCTTGTTGTATCACTTAAATTATAAATTTCTAAACTACTTTTATTCGTTTGTTTGGTTAAGTCTTTTTCTACAGTAAACTTAACTCTTAAGGTATTAGCAAATTCATAACCTATCTCAGGAAAAATAACTTTATACTGCCGTTTCCAAAAGCTCATTTAGTTCCTCCTTAGGTATATAAATCAATATTGCACTATTATTAATAAAATCTTTTCTAGTTATCACTTGTTTATTATTATTTACTACAGCTATTAATTCACCTTTTGGCAAGTCATGTCGTTTATATTGTGCTAATAAAGGAAAATTAGGAACAATTTTTATACTTCTTACTATATCAACATTATTACTATCTCTAATATCTATAGTCCAATCTTTACTGTTACCATTATATGCAAAATGTAATTTGTATACTTTATCATCTAAAGTAACTGTCTCCACAAAATCATTACTATCTGTAACAGAAATACTTACCACTATATCACTCCTTCTATAATAATGATGAAATTATTGTATTAATTGCTGTATTAACACTTACTTCTAAACCTGTTTGAATTTCTCCAGCAACACTATAATCAGCTTGTATAGTATTTACTTTTACTGTAGATGTATTTTGAATTGTTGTCATACCTGTACCTAAATTACTTTGTGTTGCTGTACCCCCATCTTTTTCAGTAGTACCTGCTTTGCCTTGAGCGTCATTATTAGCGTATTCTTCAGGAATATCTTCTGTTCTTTGTGTAACAATTTGTACATATTTAAATTCAAGTTCCATTTTATAACAAATACCATTTTTTACTGTTTTTGGTAATGGTGCTCGTACCATTACCATATTATTATAAATAGAATCTACAGTTTTTATAGTTATCGGTTCTCGATTTAAATATATTTTCATTAAAGAATTTGCTACATTTTGTAACCTATTATTATCAACAGTACCAAAACTAATTGGAGTAGGCGTAAATACTACCTGCATTTTTAAAGACATTGGTTTTCTTTGTACATGGTCAGCAATTATAGAACCATCTTCGACAGGGTTCTCTGTTACCTCACTATCAAAATTAGTTTCTGTTTCTAAAAGTACATCTACAGATAAATCTCCTATTTTAGCAGGTTCTGTTAATTTAGGCATAAGTGCAGGATATGTTTGTTGTTTATTCTTTTTTTCAGGCAATATACCTGGTATTTTTCCGATATACATAACAAAACCTCATTAATCGCCTGGATATAATGGTGGAAAATCTAATCCACTTACCACACTAACTGCTTCATCAGAATTTTTAACATTAAAGTTATTATTCATAGTATATTCATAACTAGCAGATGATACAGCATTACCTATACCATCTAAAACAGTATCTGCAAAACTTTGCAAACTATTCAATTTACTACTAGCCCATTCAATTTTATCTAATACCCAATTTTGAATAGCATTTGCTATCTGCTGCAATATACTTATTGCAAAAGAGCCTAAACCACTAAAGAAATTTTTAACTGAATTTATTGCATTTCCAAAAGCTGAAATAAATTGTCCAACTGCTATAAATGTTTCTGCAATGAAATTACCAAAAAACTGGGCTATGCTTGAGAAAAATAATGAAACTGCTTGTAAAGCATATATAAAAGCATTATATAAACTTTCTACAATTATGTTCTTAAGAATAATTAATTGTTCATAACACCATTGAATAGCCTGAATAACAAATCCAATAGCACCAGCTACTGCAATAAAACCACCATAAATATATGTTAGAATTATTACTCCAATATTAACAAGTAATTGAGCAAATTCCTGATTTTCTTCTATAAGATCTGCTATAAAATTTATTATTGAAGTAAAAATTTCTATTATAGACCCCAATATACTAGCTATAATAGCAAATCCTGTTGCAATAAGTGGTGCAATAGTTATAAAACTATTTTTTAGTAATGGTAATATATCTGAAGCTAGTCTTGCTATTGCCTGCAAAAATGGCTCTATTGTTGGCAATAGTCCACTAAATATTTCTTGTAAAGCATTTTTAATTCCAAAAAATATATCATATATATCAAAATTATTTAATTCATTAGTGAATGGTTTAAAAGCTTCTACGATATCCATTACTATATCTTTTAAAGAAGAAAATCCTTCATATAGTGTAAATAAGATAGGATAGCTATCTTGAAATCTATCTAACCATTCCTGACTTCCATCATAATCATCCATTAAGGTAAACAAATCATTTACAATGTTAGAAATATACATAACATTATTAGACATAGATTTAGCAATAAAACTAAATACACCTGTTCCACGTTCTAATCGCTGTGTAAATCTATTCCAAAGATTTTCTATTTGTTGCAAAGACTGACCAATAGTCGTAGGCATTTTAGAAAATTCTTCATCCATTTTTGCACCAGCAGATAAGATAGCTCGCATTATATCTTCAGATTTTAGTTCACGCTCCGACCCCATTTCTTTTAATTCTCCAATATCTTTACCAAAGTATTCAGCAATTTTTTGCATTAGCGGTTGAGCATTTTCATTCAAAGAATTCAATTCATCTCCCATTAGAAAGCCACTACCTAGCGCTTGTCCTAATTGTAATATTGTAGATTGTGCTTCCGCTGTACTTGCTCCACCAATAGTTAAAGATTTAGATACAATATCTGTAGCACGCATAAAATCTTCTGTATTAAATCCATATTTTTTAGTGCCATTAGCAATTTTAAAATACAAATTTCCCATTTCTTTCATGCCTTGCCTATTTTGCTGTGATAACACATATAATCTATCTTCAATATTAAATCTTTCTTCATCTGTAGAAGTAATGGTTCTAAGTCTACCATCTAAATTCATCATCTCATCAGCAGATTTTTGTATTGCTTGTGTAAAAGCTATTATTCGGTCTATCGCAAAAGCAGCTATAATTGCTTGTCCAAGCATTCTTGCTCCATTTATCAAAGAATGCATACTACCTTGTAGACTTAAAATATTAGCTCTTGCTTGAGTTGTATCTGCATTTATTTTTAAATATTTACCATTAGAACCATGCCAACGCCCCAACTTATCTTGATATGCTCCCATTCTTCTAAGTTGTTCTGATGTATAAATGGCTTCTTTTCCTATTCCATTAATACTTATTCTGGTCTTATTTGCACTATTAGAAATTTTATTCCACGCATTACTACCTACATTAGCTATTTTCGATAATTTAGATTTTGTTTTATTTATACTATTATCTGCTTTATTTACACTATTTTTATCTAATTCATAAGCTATCTTAGCTATTAATTCTCGAACTACCATATTGTTTACCTCCTTTCTTTAATGATGGCATATTAGCATATTCAATATCTGACTTCATATCTAAAAAATGGTTAATTTCAACGATTTCAGCAAGACTTATTTTGCCATACTTTACATCTAAGAAATTAACCATTCCACTATCTATTGCTCTATAAATAAAAATTACATTTCCGAAGTATTCACTTGTTGTGCCAGGAATGATGGGAGTTTTATCTCTGCCAACGTTTTTTGGACACCAATCGGAACGCTGGAGAGCTGCGAAAAATCCAAATAATTTACCTTAAAAACTTTTATTGCTAAAACAATCATATCAATAATTCGACCTTCAAAAACTTCATTAATAGCTCCTTCATCAAGACGAATAAAATCTTTTTTCCCATTAGATTGTTCAATTTTTACTGCTACATATTTTTCATCTAATAATAATTTTAATGCTAATTCTAATTTATCACCGTCTATTGTATAAGCTAATTTTTCTAATCCATTACTTATAATTTGTAACATATCTCCTAAATTTTCAGTATCCATATCCCCATTATTTTCGGAAATACCTTTCAAGACGCCACCTAATGCAGGAGTAATAATTTTTTGTAACTCACCTAATACCCTAATAGCATAAAATGGTGGAAACTGTCTTACTGTAAATACATCATCACCAATTTTAACTTCTGTAAATTTACCACCAGTCCACATTATCAATCATTACCTCCAATCATTGGGTTTGCAACTTGTCCTGTATGAAATACCCATTCTTGAGCTTCAATTTTTCTACCTCTTTTATGTTCAGGAAAATTTGTAATCCATGCTTGATTGGCTTGAAATACTGTTGTTCCTGACAAATCTTTAATAGTTAATGGTAATATACCTCTGCCTGTAGAACGATCCAAATTATAAACGTTACTAAAATAATCATTTGTCTTAGATGTTGTAGCCAATGCAATGGTTACTTCATATGTTTGATTTGGGTCCATACTACGTCCAACACTGCCATCAGCACCGCTGTAAATTTGTGTTCCTTCTCCTAAAGGTTTAATTGTTACCATATCATCTTCTGCAAATCCGTCAACTTCTCTTGAACCATATACTATTACAAGCATTTTAGGATTATATGTTACTACTCCATCACTCAATTTATTTCACCTCTTATTGATTAGTTTTTTCAATTAAATTTTCATACGTAAGACTACCGCTTATATTTATAGCATGTATAGCACCAGCTAAACGTGCAGTAAATGTTACATCTTCTAATAATCTTTGTGCCTTAGTATTAGCAGAAATATTAGATGCTAATGGTACATTTATAACATACCCTTTATTTATATTTCCATCTTCGTCATATTCATCTGGAGTTATACCTCCTCGTTGCTGACCTAATTTTAAAGCTGAATTAATTTGTGCTTCAATTATTCCTATACCACCATCTGTAAATGGAATTTTATCTCTATTAATAAGCACATTAAAAACATTTACCATTATTTCTTCTTGTAACCAATCTCTAAAACGTATTACATCAATCCATTCGCCAGCAGATGTTTTCCCATTTTGAGTAATTGCTACATTTCTAAAATTTTCAAAAGTATTGCCATTTTTATTAGTGATAGCAAGATACTCTGTTTCTGTTAAATTATCTGCTATTACACCTGCTAATTTTTTATTCGCCCATGTTTCACCACCAGGATTAATAGCAAAACATCTAGCAAATAATGCACATTCTGGAAAATCATCATCATTTGTGTGATATAACCAAAATGTTCTGTAATAATTATTACTCTTTAATAAACTACCAATATCTGTATCTATTTCACTATCCGTAGCCTCTTTTTCATTAACAACACAGCCAAATAACTTAGTATGTGTTTCGGTCCATTGTGCCAAAGCCAAAATATCTGATTTTTCTCTGCTAACTAAAGCAATTCCATAAAAATCATTATCACTAGCTACTATAGCTGCCATTGTCTCCGATAAGGTTTCAGTTGCAAGTATTGGTTCACATGATAAATTAGAGGATAAACTTACTGTAAAGGCTGTTCCTTTCTCTTTAGTTTCTAATTTTAATTTTTCTGATTCAGCTGTAACTGTAATTTCTTCATGAGCATTCATTAAAGTTTGCAAACCTTCTATAATAGTTGTCGCACTAGCTTCACTTGAACTAGAATAATCATAATCTTGTTTTCCTTTTTTAGTTTCTAATGTAATTTTATATTTTGTATTATCTTTTACATCAGATACAGAAATATTGATTTCATCTACTTGTCTACGTCCTATTTTTACAATATTAGGTCGTGGTATTTGTGAAAAAGCGTCTGCTGCTGCCAAATATAATTTATCTGTTGCCTTAAAACCATCTTCAAGCATACTATCTACATTTGTATAAGTAGTTACACGGCTTAATGTATTTAAATGCTCTCCAACAATCAATAATGTACTAAATCCTTCTTTACTTATTCCTGTAGTATTAAGACTAATTTGCACATTAACAATTCTATCTAAATTAGCCATTATATTTCCTCCGTTATTATTTCTATTGGTAATTCTTTACCTGTATTACCTGTAATTTTAACATTTGCAATATATCCTACATCATCTAAATAAGTAGGAGTAAATCTTATTATTATGTCTACACTTGCTCTAGTAGTAAAGTGTGTATTATTCAATAAGGCAGATACATCCTGAACTGAATTATAGTCAACAATAGCTATATTAGCTTTAAATAACCTATTTATAACTGATTGTTTATTTAATTTATCAATCAGTTTATATAACATAGTACATGCATTTCTGTTATTATCAGCAAATACTTGTATCTCACATGTTAATAATTTATGTCCAATTATATTATTAACTCCCGGCTGATTAGTACGTTCAAAACTAGATTGTACCTCATCTTTTATAGAAGCATATCTTATATAAGCAAAAGTATCTTTGGGTTTAGGTGCATTTTGATAAGCATAAATCACTTTATTTTTTTGTAAATCCAACAATTCTGCCACTAAATCGTGAAATAATAAATTCTGTTCATCATTCATCTGTTATCTCCTGTGCATAAGCTTTATAATGATTTATTAAACCATTCTGATAAGCATGACAAGCAATAATCTTATATTTTTCTCCCATATATAAAAGCACGTCAGCATTTTGTTCTGACGTGCTTTTATCTGTTAATAACTTAGTATCTGTATAAATTTTTACAGCATTATTTGTATTAGTTCCTTCAGGAAATATTTTAGTATATTCATCTAAAGATATAGGCTGTACTGTAGCCAGTATTTTTAATGTGTTACTATCATTTGTAATATATTTACCACTGTCATCATAGTACCCTTCTTTTCTTAAAATAACCACAGACCTTCTAAACGACACATAATCACTCCAATTTATGTTTAATACTTGCTCTCATGCGTCCAGTATCAATTAATGGCTTATTATCACCTTTAGCTCGTACAGTAGCAGGTGAAAGAGGTGTAAAATTTCCATCTGTAATTTTTTCTTGTATCATGCCAGCAACTTTTAAACCAATTAAATTTAATGCTTGTTCTGGAGTTTGCTTACCTTCAATTATTTTTGCCCCTAACTGTCCTGATAAATTAGCTATTTGAGATGAGTTATCGTCTAATGTGCTACGAATAAATGAGCGTTGTGGTATATGTTCTGCTCCATATTCATGAATACTGCCAATATATGCCATTGTATTTTTCCCATCAGCACTCATATCACCTTCTTGAATACCCACTTTTAATACTTTTTTATCAAGTGTTTTCATATTTTTTATAATCTTTTCCCAACCTAAATCAATATCTTTTACATTCATGGTTTTTTCCTCATAATCCCTAGAGGTTTACACATTTTTTGTAAATCTAAATATCTAATACCATAATAGGTTTTATTTAAAATACTTTCATTTTCCATATTATTTTGAGCATATGTTCTAGATAAATCTCCTTCTTTTTCACTTATTACTTTACCTGCAATAATAGAACTATCTAAGGCTCCATTCTCATTATTAGCTATATTATCTAAAGTAATATAATGTGCAATAAAAAAAGCAAGTGCTTTCTCATAGAACTTGCCAAAATATTTTTCAGATACGAAATCTGAATATAGTTCAATATATTCTTTTATTTGTTCATCATCTATATCTATTTTAGGAGCAATTACTCGTATTTTATTTATTACTTTATTTATTAATTCCTCACTCATCATTTTTAGTGGCTTCCTTTATTTTTTTTTCAGCCAATTCATTAATTCTTTTTGATTGTTCGAGAGATTTTTTTTCATCCAAGATTAAAATTTTCCCATTTGCGATTTTATTTACCATTTCAGGATAATTTTTTTTTAGTTTTTCTAGCTGTACCTTTTCAATTTTTATAGGATATCCTGGTTTTAATTTTAATTCACCGATATTTAAAATTCTAGCTTCTGTGTTTTGCAAATACATAATCTTACACTCCTACCGCTTTAGTAAAACAATATGGTCTAAATACAGTAACACCAATAACTTCGGAATGACATGGTACTGTAAAAGCTAAATTTTTAGCTTGTATTGGCATTTGTTCAAATCTATTTGGTATTTCCAAACGTATATAGTCTGGGTCAAAATAACCCACAATCATAATATCTTTTGCCCCTGTACTATCAGCGTTCTTTAATTCTCCAATTTTTTCCCAACGTTTAATTTCCGGATGATTTTCTTTAAGCATTGCTAATACAGTTTTTGTAGTTTGTCCGTCTGCTGTAGTATAAAGAGTACTAGACAATGTAGTATATGCACTTGGTGGCAGCAATACTGTATTAGGTTGTTCTGTATCATCTGTATTATCTTGAATTGTATTAATAAACTCATTCATATCTCGAAATTGTTTTTCTGCTGTTTTTGAACTTAATGCTGTTCCTGAGGCTTCGCCATCATTTTTTAATGTGTATTCAGATAAATTAGGATTATCTAAAAATCCAATGATACCATTATCTTTATCTCCAAACCATGCAATTTTATTAATTTTTACATCATTTGCTTTTCTAGCTGCACTTGCTTTCATTGTGCTAAGTGGAGTATTAGAAAATACTGCATGTTGTAAATCTCTAACAGAATACTGATATGCTATTCCTAATTGTTTTACTTTAACGCTAGTTTCTTCTACAAATATATCAGCAAGTGGTAAATCATCTGCTGGATTAGCAACTATTTTAGCCATACCAACCATATCATAAGTACGTTGTAATGCTGTAGTTGCACCTGCACTAACTTCTGTTTGCACTGGAAATACTGTAAATGCATTCAATTTTCCATGTGTTACTTCTAAAGTTTTAGCTCTAACTTGTGTAAGCATTCTAGCTGCAATAGCTGAATAATTAGCATCAAAATTTGGTATAGCGTGTGCTATTACATCTGAATCTAATCTCTCTACATTTAAAATATAATCTCTACTATTCATATTTACTACTCTCCTTGCTCTACAGTTACATTTCTAAGGCGTAAAAGTGCTAATTTACCACTTTCAGCACCTTTTATATATGTTGCTCCAACTACTGCTGTACCTGTTTTACCCCATTTATAAGTACTTGCCATAATACAAGCAACATCACCTGCGGTAACAGCCTCACCAACTTCAACATAAATATCACCCGTAGACATAATTGCTACACTATCACCTTTTTCATAATAAGGATTAGATGGTTCTTTATGATTATGAACAACTACTCCAATAACTTTACTTTCAGAACCACTATCTACTTTTTTTACTAAGTTTTCAGTTGTACCTAAAACTACAGCGTCTCCAGGATTTAATCCTTTTTCTTCTTCAACAGCATAGCTATCACAATTTCTAATAGCAGTATTAGCTATCATACCTGCAAAACCTTTATCTAGTTCTCTACTGTACCAACTCATTTTATTATTCTCCTTTATATGCATTTGCTTCTGCTTGTTTTAATTCTTCCATTTTCTTAATGTAATCAAAATCATCAAAATTCATTTTATTATCATTATCTCCATTAATAATTCTTCTTTTAGAAGCACTTGCACTATCTATATTAATTTGCTGTTCACTGCATACGTCAAACATACCATCAATATATTCTTCACTTTTATTATCAATATTAAAATCTCCATTAACTTTTTTTATTACAGCTATTTTAATATCTTTATTACTTAAGGTATCAATTTTATCTAAATTATATTGCTTAGCAATGTCAAGCATTTTAACACGTTCTTTTACTGCTTCATCAAAGTTAACACTTTTATTAGCTTTTTCATCTGCTAAATCTTTTTCTAATTTATCAACTTTTACTTTCATTGCGTCATATTTTCCTTGCAATGCGTCAAAATTAGCTTTTTCCTTTGTCTTATTTGCTTTCAATGTTTCAAGTTCAATTTTTACTTCTTCTGCACATTCATATTCTAAGCCATTATCAAGTCTAACTTTTGCCATATGTTTTTTATCCTCACTTTCAATTATTTGGTCACCATCCATATTAAGACGAGCATTGCCTGCTCTACCTTTTTGCACAACTGCAAGATGATTGTACCTAATATTTCTTTGTATTGCGTCATAATGTTTACCATCAGGCGTAATACCTGGTGTTTCATCCAAGTCTAATGTATAACCACAAGATAATTCTCTATGTGGTGTATCTAAATTATATAAAGTAATATCTGCTCTAATATTATCTCCATCTTGTTCACCACCAGAAATTACAGTACCTAAAATCGGTATACTTTTTGAATTCTTATTATTAACCATAGCCACATGACCTAGTGTTATAGGCTTTCCTTTAATACTAGCTAAACTATCAGCATTAAAAGCTTCCTCAGGTGGTCTATATTCAATTCTTTCTGAACCATCTGCATTCTGATAGCGAAGAATACCTGTTCTGCCAATTATTGGTTTGTCAATAATAAATCCTTCATCTGTTTTTGTAGCTTTAAAAGTAAATCTATCATATCTTTGCATATTTTCACCTCCTTCCTAAGTAATAGCAACACCATTTATATTATTTAAATCTATAACTGGAATAGCCACACAACGACAGCGAATAGCCATTCCTGGATGTCCATCTATAGGTGGCTTATCCCATCTATATTTTTTCCCATTTCTAGCTTTATGCATTGGTCTAACTCTACTATCTCCAGCAGTACGCCAAATATATTCTTTTATACCAGCTTTAACTTGTCGCATTCTAGTGATTTGACCATTTAATTTCCCTATTTGGTCAACAGCTATTAATATTGCTCGCTTTTCTGTTGTTCCAGTTATCTTTTTTATGCTATTAGCTAAATTTTTTGTTAACATACCATTTTGTATAGCTTCTAATATTATTTGCTTTACTTTATCAAAAAATTGTGTTTCAACCGAAGTTATTAAATTTACATTGTCATCAACCCATAAATTCATCAATTCTTGTAAATTAGGTTCTCCTGTAAAAATATCTACACCTATTTTAGATTTAAACGATTTATCTAATTCATTTTTAGTAAACCTACTTATATTTAAAAACATCTGTTCTATTTTTCTAGTTATAAAATCTTTTGCTATTAAAACATAATAATTTTGTTTTATTTTATCCATCACATCGTTAAATATATCGCTCAAACCATCTAAACGATTTTGATTTATAAATGTTTTAATATTATCAAGCTCTAATACAACAGATTTTTTTAATATTTTTACTAAATTAACCAGTTGCTTTTTATATTCTCTTTCGTATTGATACGGATATCTACATTCATATTGCCTTTTATTCAATAACATCACGTCCTACATTATCTAGTGTTCGGTCCAATTTAAAACCTTGTTCTTCTAAATAATTTCGCAACTCAACATTATCTAAACCACCTATATTAACAAGTGAAGTTAATGCAGAAATATTTTTTTCTTTTGTTTCAGCTTTCATTTTATCTGTTTCAGCTTGCTCTTTTTCTGTTGGAATTGATAATGGATTAAATTTTAAAGACCAAGTATCCGGTAACTTTATTTGATAGTCTTTGCATTTAGATAAAAAATATATAAATTTACTAAGTTGAGGTTTTAAATCTCTACGTTGTAATTTTTGAACCATAGAATAATATTGTTCAAAATCACTATCTCCTGTAGCATTTTGACCACCTGGAGAACGACCAAACAAAATCGTTACAGGTATTTCACTTACAGCAGATAACATAGTTTGCGTTTTATCTAAAATATCTTTTACTCCACTTAAACTAATGCTTTTTATATCATAATCATCATCTTTATCTATAGCTAAGGTGTTTAAGATATTTCTGACCATATCTATATTTTGTAAATAAGTTCGTACTTCATCTTCTCCACCCTCTATAGATAACTTATTTAGTAATCCAGCTATTTTTAAAATGCCTTGTGCCATACGTTCCATAATATCAATAGCAAATTTATTACCTAAGTCATACTTTAGAATTAAAGTATCATAGATATTTTCTAATACCATACCGCCCCAACCATTACGTTCATTTCTCAAAATGTTAGGTACAGTTAATCCATTAAATATAATTAATCTAGAATAATGTATTTCAAAGTAAGCTCCTGTTGCTTCATCACTTATCAAATAGGTTTCAGTCTTTTTATAATTAGTACTATTAAAATCTTCATTCTGTTTTAATGGAATAACTTCTTTTGCGGAGTAAACTCGTATTTCTTCAATTCCATAAATATTATTTTCATCTAGTGGTTTTGTCAGATCTTCAGATAAATCTTTAAATACTGGAAAAATAACTGCACCACCATAACATCTATGCCAATATAAAGCAGTTGCGAATTTTTCTTCACAAGCTAAATCTTCATATAAAGAAAGGATTTTGCTTTCAGCTTCTGATACATCTATATCATCAGAAGTCTTTATACAAAATCCTGCTCTAAGTGCCTCATCTGCTGGGGATGTAATTATCTTTCTAAATATGCCATTTTCTATAAACAAATTTTCCGACATATTATAAGTTATAAACATTTTTCTTATAATGCCAGTATATCTACTAGGGTCATAACGTATCGTTCCAACTCCATTTACTATATTAATCATGCTATCTAGCCTTTTTATTTTTATCACCTACCTTAAAATACACTAAGATTTCTAACTTTAGTTAAATAATTAAATGCGTCTGAACTAGCGTCAACTAAATCATCGTGAATACCATCAGGAAATGCACATAGTTCGTTTAAATACATTTTATTCCAATCTCCTCGCAACAAAAAAATATTTCCTTGTTGCCATTGTGCTGCAAATGGTTCTGCTCTATTAATCTTACTACCATTTATTCTTTCAATTTGAACATTAAACCCTGCAAGAAATCTAACATAGGAATGAGCCTGTTCTTTTCCTGCTTGACCTGGGTCTTGAGGAATATGAATATTATTACATCTATAATTTATTTTATCTTGCATAGCTATACGTCTAACAGCTTGCCTTACTCCATTTGCATTCAAACAACCAGTAAAGACATCTAAAATAATAAATTGCCCATTTTTTAAACGTGCCATCAAAACACCAGCCGTTTTATCTGGGCTTCTATTTGTTGGAGTTTCTTCTGTAGCTGCTAAATCCCACGCTCTACAAATAGCTACTATTTTATCTGGTATATTATTTACAACAGATATCTGATTATGTTTAAAATATAATCCACTTGCTGGTCTAATTTTCCAGTTTCCATTTAATAATTGTTCTTTAGTAACTGTATCTTGAGCTTTTAAATTCGCTAAATATCCTTTGTCATTTTCTAATAAAATCTTATTATCATATATTGATGAAGGAATAAATGTAAAGCTTTTTGGCTCAATATTATATTTTTCCAACAGCTCATCTGAATCATCAGACCATATTGGTTCATCATTTACAATTACAAAATAACGTATTTTACCACCACGAGATTGAATAGCATATCCTGTATCTTGGTCTATATACCATTTAATAAAATCTGCTACCCAACTATCAGGGTCAGGATTACAAGTAGCCCTTATATATGGTTTTATTCCCGCAATAGCTGAACGATTACGAGTAAGCATATAAGTAAATTGTTTCCAGCTAAAATGTGTAAGTTCTTCAAATTCAATCAAAGGAATTTGTGCCCCTTGATAATCATAAACAGTTTTGTCGTACTGAAGATGGTTCATTACAATTTTAGCACCGCTAGGAAATCTAAAATATCTATTAGGACTTCGTATATCTTTTGCTCCTAATGCTGTATACATCTCAAGAGCTGTATCCCATAGACCACCAGGAGTGGTAATTTGAGGAGATGTGCGTCTAAATATGATACAAGAAAAATTCTTATTATTTATGTGTCTTAATGGCTCTATTAGTGCTGCATAAGTTTTACCACCACCAGCAGCTCCACCATAAAAAACTATATCTGCTTTGCTAGATAAAAATTGTTCTTGTTTCCCTTTTTGTGGTTTTATAATCATTTTTAGTCCCTGCCATTATCTGGTATATATATTTGAATGGTATTTATAGGATTAGTTTCTTCATCAACCTTATTATCTTGATTTGAATTTATAAATGTAGCTTCTCCACGGCTTAAACGTTCTATTTTAACCGCAGTATCAAATAGACGAATAATTTCACTTGCATTTAATTTAGATACATCTATTTTCTTTAATGCTTCTACTGCTTTTGCTTGCATAGACATTGCTATCGCAATATGACGTTTAGCCATCTTCTTACGTTCTTTTACAGCGGTTTTATATTCTATCTCCTGCAACGATTTATCCCATGCTATACAACGTTCTTGCCAATTATATTTTTGCTTCCAATTGACAAGTAATTGTCTACTTTTTGACAACCTTTTAGCAAGCGAAGTTACATTTCTATCTTCCATTTCTAAATAGGCTTTAAATGCAGAAAAAGCCTTTTCGGTTTCACCATCTTGTCTTTCCCATGGTCTTAAATTTTCATTGCTCATCACTCTCCCTCCAAATAAAAAAGGTAGGTTTCTAAACCTACCTATCTAATAAAACCTGCAAATGTTATTTTTTTTGGTTTCATATTGTATTTCTTAGCAATTTCCATGCTCCTATTATTAAATAATTTTATATATGGTTCAATATCTGTTTTTGCTTCTGCTCTTGTAATCAAACCTTTTTTGTATGCACATCTAGCTTCAAATGCTCTTTGTTTTATTATTTCTAACATATCATCATCTCCTTGTGCTTGATATGTTAAGGTAAGTACTATTAAATGTCCAGATCTTCATCTGATATTTCTAAAATATCTATATCCCCATATAAATCTCTTATTTTCTTCTGGTCTCCTTTATAAAAAACTAATACATTTTGATGTGTTTTACCTACTTTTCTACTTATTGAAAAACCTCTCCCCATTCTAATTGGTAAAGAACCTAATGTTGTTAATAAAATTATTTCATTATATAATTCCATTCCTGCATTATGAAATGCAGCTATAGTTTCTGATACAAAATTTCTATACATGCCAGTTTTTCTGTTTCTAATATCTCCAACAACAAAACATGCAAAACGATTATCTTTAAGCATATTAACACTATCAAATATTATTTTTCTATACATAGATAAAAAATCTTCATAAGTTTGATTACTTAAATCTTCTTTATCATCACTATATATTTCTAAGTCATAATAAGGCGGGCAACTAAATATAAAATCATATTCGCCTTTTGCAAGTTTAGCTATATTTAAGCTATTTCCACATATCCATTTAGGTTTTATATCATCTGTGGATAATAATTCATCACCCTGATTTATATTAGCTTCTATCTGTTCTTTTCGTAAATCAACTCCTGTATATTGCCTGTTCAATTTTGAAGCAATAATACCTCTTACACTACCACCTGCAAATGGGTCTAAAATCTTTGCTTTATCAAAACTAAACCAATAATACATTAACTCACATAAGACAGGGTCAAATACACTTAATATCCCACCTGTATTAGTAAATTTTAATAAACTATCTTCTTTCATGTATTTATGCAAATAATTATCTGTAAACTCTGCAACTGATAATTTACGACCTATTTCCTTCTCACATTTCTCTTTATATTCATAAAATCTAGGTACTGAACCTGCTGCACTACCTGTCGTTTTAATATTTTCTCTTGATAAATCAGATTTAATGCCATACTTAAACCATGCTCTTTTTCTTTCTTGCCATTGTGCACATCTTGTATTTAATACAGATGTTGGTGTAAATAAAAATTTTTCACTTAATGAAACTTTTTCTAATTCTGAATCACATACTATATCTTCATCTAAGTGTTCAACAATATCATTTATTTCTGACATATCAAAATCAAAAATATTCATATCAATACTATTAATATTAGCTAATTCTTCTTCTAATTTCTCATAATCCCAATCAGCTAATTCAGACACTTTATTATCTACCAAACGAAAAGCTCTTATTTGTTCTTCCGTTAAATCAGAAGCTACAATACAAGGTACTTTATCTATACCCAATTGTTTAGCAGCTTTTAATCTTGTATGACCAGCAACAATTATATTGCTACTATCTATTATTATTGGAACTTTAAATCCAAATTGTTTTATACTATTTGCTACTGCTTCAACAGCCTCATCATTCAGCCTAGGATTATTTTCATATGGAACTATTTTATCTGTTGGTTTATAAATAATCTTAATGTCCATAACTATACTTCCTTTCCTTATTTTTGGGTATAAAAAAAGCACCTATTTAGGTGCTTTAAATATGTTTATATGTTATAATATCTCTCGTTGCCCTTCCTATACTGGTAACAGTTAGGAGGTGTCCATATGTCAAGATTTATCATGTTTTTAGAAGCTGTCATGGCAAGTATAGTTGCCTACTATATTTGCAAAGGGTTAGATAAGCTTCTTTCGGTTTTATGTGGCAACTAGCCTAGCTTCAGCGTTAGCTATATAACGCAAGAAACCCCATGAAGGTGCGAGCTTCATGGGGTTTTGCTGTCCATATGACAATTTATCATGTTTTTCCTATATTTAGTATAGCATATTACATAAATTTTGCAACATGAAGGCTATTATTCTAATATAAATTATAAAAATACATATTATTATTAAAATATATGGGTATATACCAATATTTATACAAGATAAACTTATAAAACAATAAAACCGCTAGTATTTTTACCAACGGTTTATCTTTTTCTTTAACAAGTATAACTATATCACAATTAAAGTATGAACTTCTATGAATTTTAGTGAACTTTAGTGAACTAATTTTTTATTTTTTTTGCAACAATGGATAATCCTTGAGAATGTAATGTATGCACCCATCTAAATGAACAATTAATAGAACAAGCAATTTCTTCCCATTTTCTAAGAGAAACATAACGTAAAATAAGTACATTCTTAATATTTTCGCTCATATTTATATTGTTTAAAAAAGATTTTATTTCTATGCGTTTATTTAGCCATTCTAATTTTAATCTTTCCATTTCTTCTTCCTGTTGTTCTAATTTAGATATAAAATCACTGGTATCATGTTTTATATTACTAAAACCTGTACGTTCTTTATATGATGGAATTAACATAATAGATGTTGCACGTAATTCTTCTAAATCTGCATTACATCTTAAACATACTTGTTTAGCCTTATATACCTGTTGTAAATATTCTTTTGCTTCATCTATTTTAGTCATTATTTCTATACTCCTTTATTTCATATAAACACTAAAAGGATAGCTTTATTTTAGCTATCCTAATTAGTGGATTTATCCTATTAAAAATATTGTAGTTGCTATCAAGCACAATATAATAATTGTAATTTTGATTATAGGAATATTTCTTTTATAAAATTCTTGTTCTGTCTTTAATGGTATTCTTACCAACTTAGGTCCATTATTATTCATATTTTCCTACCTTCATTACTTTTTTATTATCTGTTTCCATATCCCAGAAATCAATTCTTAAAATTTTTATATTCAAACGTTTCATTAGTTCTACATTAGCTCGTCTAAAAGCCCTACGACAAAAAGCATAGAAAAAGTTTTCTCGGCTTCTTTTTTCAACAGCTTTTTTATATGTTGTATCTGCATATTGTCCATCATTTGTAAGAGGATTTATCCCTTCCTTTCTCATTCACTCACCAGCCTTTATATTTTTTACTACCTTTTTAGAAAATTCTTTTGCAAATTTATGTTTTAATGTACAGTTATTTTTATTACATGGTTTCTTATTAATCCAACACATATATCCCATGTCTGCCTCATAGTATCGTTGTTCACAAATATTACTCATTATCTTCCAAGTAACCTCTTTTTCTGTTTTTATCATTTACAAATTTAAATAAGTGTTTTATTTGTTCATCTGTAAAATTATGTTTTAGTAACGTAAGACAAGCTACAATTACATCACAAGTTTCTTCACCTATATGTTTTTTATCATTTTCATCTAAAACTGCACTTATTAATTCTTCATACTCTTCTTCAATTTTTAAACATTGACTTGATATCTCTGTTTTAAATTTAGTAGGTTTTAAATTGCAAATCATATTTATCTTTCTCCAACATATAATTTAGTCATCTTTGATAATAGCTTTAATAGCCAAATCTAATCCATTTTTAAGTGCTGGATTACTATTTATTTGTTCCATTGTATAGCCTAAATCATTCAGTGTATCTTCAACATCATACGTATAAGCAAATTCATGGTTGTACAATTCAAGCAAAAACATACTTTTTATAAATCCGCTTCCGTCCTTATCTTGTTCTATAGCTTCTTGCTTTTCTTTTCTATGTCTTTGTGTCAGATTTTTTAATTCTTCCTTATCTTTCTTTTTTATAAATCCGCCATAACCAATAGAACAAATATCTTCTCCATTCAATCCATATTCTTTTAATTTCTTTTCAAATTCTTCTTTACTAGAAGTAAATATATAGAAAATTTTGTCTTTAGCAAATGTATCATATTCCTCTTGATGTTTATTTTTCATTTCTTCATAAGTCATCTTTTATACCTCGTTCCTTTATTTTTCTATTTAATTGTTTTTTAAATTCATATACTATCCAATCGAATTCAAGCATTTCTTCTTCAGCAAATCTTTCTAAATTTCTAAGTATATAATCCGCTTCTATGCTTACTCTTTCTTCACATTCTTTTAAAAATATTTCTTCATCCATATCCATGACACTAAAATAAATTATTTTCTTCCTTAAGTTGTTTAATTATATATGGGTCTGTTTCCGTATCAATAGTTGTGCTAAGTGGTGTAATTATAACTATTACTCTAGGTTGTAAACTATTTACTTCTACAATCTTACTACCATCAAAATTTTTTATTATTCTATCGTCAGAAAGTACCCATTTTGTGTATAACGTTTTTTTATGGTTTATTGTTTTATATTCATCAGATATGATATCTGATGTTGATTGTAACAATCCTAATAAATCTGGATAATGAGCTTTACTTTCTAAGTAATATAGACAGCACATAGATACACCCATACTAAAATGTCTTAATTTTTCTTGTACTTTTAATACTTGTAACGCTTTTCTACAAGAACTTTCATACTTTCGATAAGCCTCACTTGGTAAAAGGACTGAACGTCCTTTTACCATAACTGGGCTATTCTTTTTTGTTACAGGATTTCCATATAAAACAAATGCAAAAGGTGTTTTATTCATTGGTATCTCCTATTAATTCTTTATAATCTCTACATTTACATAAAAATTTATTTTTATATTTATAATCTCTTGGTATAGGCAAATGATGTTGAATCCCTAAATTTTCTACTATTCCATTTGGAATATAACTATCTATAAAAAAACATCCATCATTACATGACCATGCAGGGCATTTAGTACATTCTGTTTCATTATTATTAAAGTCATCACATATTTTAGAAATACTAATATAGTAATTCATCATTGTTTCAAAATAATTTTTAGTAATAACATGAACATCATCATTAAATAGTATGTTTCCTATTTCTTCACAAGATATTTCTTCACCTGAATCATTAGTGAAATAAAGTTCTTCATCATCTTGTGAAATACTAAATTTTTTTAAATTATCTATATTAAATATTTCTTGTTTTTCTCCAAAATCAACATAAAATTCTTCTTCAAAATGAACTCCATTTTCTTGCATAAAAGTTTTAATTGCGTTTATATTTTTCATTTTGATACCCCTTATATAAATGTACATAATAATTTTTATACATAGCAGCTTTTACTTTACTTTCAAAGCAATTTCCTATCATCAAAACAGCATAATCAAATGTTGTTTCTTCCCATGTATCTTCAACGATATCTCCGTCTATGTCTATACGATAATAAATATCATTTTGTACTGGTATCCAAGAGTTATATCGTCTTATATTCATTACTACATAATCAATAGGTATACCATCTGGAAAATCATCATGTGTTAATATATTATCTACTTTTACTTTAATTTGATTACCTGTATAAGTATTATCCATATAATCAAACTCGGACAATACTAATATATCGCCAACTCTAAACATGCGGTCATTCTTGCGAATTTCAAAATTTTTAATTCCATTTATAATATCTTGAAAAAATTTTGGCTTTATTTTTAATTCATGTATCATTTTAAACTCCTAATTAAAATCTAAATTTAATTGTTTAGCGTGATTCAACATAATCTTATCTACATTTACTTTTTTAGCATTTCCTACTACCTGCTGATAATCTATAAAACTTTTAATTTTATTCAAATCTGGATAATACTGCATTAGCTTTCCATAACTTAAAGTAGTGAGCTGGTGCAATTCCATGATGAAATTAAAAACAACTTTATTTGATTTCTTTGGTTTTATAACATTATCAGCAATATTACGTGGCTTTCTATATCTAGCTAGAATACTTGTCCTTGAACGTTCATAATTGTATTTATACGCACAGTGTTCAGAACAATATTCCCTTTTTATATAGTTAGTCCAAAACTCTTTATGGCAATATTTGCATTCTTTCCACATAATAAAACCAGCCTTTCAAAAATTGATGTTATTTTTCTTTTAAAGTCGATTAGAGCCGTTTTATATATTTATATATAATAATTATCATAATTTATATAAAAACGGCTGTATCGACCTCTTAGGCGTTTTTAGCCATATTTTAATTACATATCATACTTAGATTTTATCCCGTACTGTTCCATTACCTCATAAATTTTTAATAAAAATATCTTAGACAATGCCCATTCATCCCAATCGTCTTTAATCAAGAACCCTTCTGTTTGTCTATTATCATTGTTTAGATAATATTTTCGCTCAAATTGATTAAAGTAAATAAGATTTTCTTTTTCTAAAATACGTAACAGCATTTCTGGCGATATGTTATACATACTAGCCATAAAATCGACATCACCAAAATCCATATAATCAAGAATATAGTTCAACAATGGTCGTTGTCTTTTATGTTTACCTACTGAAATATCTACTCTCTTTTGTATATTATTAGCTCTTTCTAATACTTTCTGTGGGTCATTCCACGCTTTCTCAATCTCAATAAAATAGCGACGTGCCTTTCTTCCTTTTTCAGTTCTTTGTATCATACAAATTTCTTTTGCCATATCCATTTTTAAAATGTGATTTATTTCTTTTTGTGGCATTATTACACCATCAACACGGCTAACATTTTTGTTATCCGTCATATAGTCAATGTTTTCTTCAAAACCATATTCCAACATTCTTTTAAACCACATAGTATACGGTGTATTAATTTCTAAAAACTCATGTAAATCTCGACCACTTACTACCTGTTCATTATTTTTATTAACTTTAACCTTTATTAACTCATTCATTTTTCTAATCTCCTTACTTAGCTATGTTTGTAATAATCTTTTTTGAAGTTCATACCTTTGTAGATTTTTAATATCTTAGCACTTCCAAAAAGAATATCTAGTACATTGAGTTTATCTTCATTGGTGGAAATCCAAACGCCACCAACAAAACACTGTAATTCGTAGTATCCATCTATTCCCTTACATATTTTGCAAAATTCTGTTTTATCTTTGTATTTAACTTTAAAAACTCCATTATAAGGAAGCCCTATTCTATCCATACAACTATGAATAGCCCTTTGTATTAAATCTTTATTACGCATTTATTACTCCTTTAAGTCATTTATATTCATTACTTTTCTTTGACTCGGTGAATTAAATGCAATGTAATAATTCGTAGACTTTAATCGGTCAATCAACCGACCAGAATAAGTATTCTCTAATTCTTGCTTATTAAAATTTGTTGTAATTATTATAGTTTTCTTACGATTATATCGTTCAGTTATTATGCTATGGACCTTTTGCAATACCCACGGAGCAGAAGTATCTTCTCCGCCTAAATCATCAATTACTAACAAGTTTGTATTTCTTAACCTGTTTTCAAATGTTACCCATTCCTCAACATTTCTAGCTTTCATTGAATATAGATTGTCCATTAATGAACTCATTGGGATAAATAACCCGTATCCACCACGATTTATATATTCTTTTAAAACACATACTGCTAATGTAGTTTTTAAAGTACCATAACAGCCAGCTAATATAAGACCTACACCATTATTTATATACTCACTCATATTTTTTGAGTAGTTATAAACTAATTTCGCATTTTCTCTAATTTCTCCATTTACTTTTAATGTACTAAAAGATACATCTGCATATCGTTCATGTATTCCTGCGTTAATTAATTGCTTTTCATTAATCCCAACCACTTTTTTCGTTGGCGAATTTTCTTCTTGCTTCTTCGGTTGTTTCTGCTTTATTTGTTGAATATACCCTTTTACGTCCAACTGTTTTTCCTTGTCGAACCATTGTGGCTGCTTTTTTTTCATTGCTAGTATCATTTTTAAAGCCTTCTTTCTCCCACCGCATTAATATTTTCCCGATATAATTCACTGACCGCCCATTACATAATGCAGCTTCTTTTATTGCCTCAAGAACCCAGTTTTTACCATAACTGTCAAGATAATCAGCTAGTTTATTGCCTTCAACTTCACCGTTAATTGGATGAATATTGTTCGAGAATAAGTCAACTATCTCCTTAAAATCATCATCCAAAAATCTTTGATGTTTTTCTTTAGCAGCAGCTATATTATTAGTAGTATTATATTTAGTATTATTAATAGTATTATTGGGTAAAGTTTCTTTACTAGGGTAGTCAATTTCTTTTACTACTGGTGGTAAAGTTTCTTTACTAGGTGTAGTCAATTTCTTTATATATTTAATATTAGTAGTATATTTATTAGGTGTCGTAAAATTGCCTTTCTTTTCAAGAATATAGTTTTTCTTAACCAAATCACTTAAAACTTTTATTGCTGTTGGTTTAGAAATTTTGAGGCTTTCAATTAGGTAACTATAACTACCAGTATATTTTTGATTATTTATTGTAAAATTGTGTATTATAGCAAATACTATTAATTCTAATGGTTTCAAATCAAGACGTGTCATCATCCAGCCTTGTATTTGTATATAGCTATCATCATTTACTCGCCCCATTTATTACACCTCACTTTAATTAGGCAATGTTTCCGCTGTTAAACTACTTATATCTATAACTTCTGCCCTAACAGGAACAGTAGGTTTTTTATCTTTAGATTTTTGTTTTGCTGTTTCTTTAGGTTTATGCTCTTCTTTTGTTTGTTCCACGACATTTCCTTCAGCATCAAATAGTGCCACCTGCGCTCGTTTACCTTTCAAATAATCAAGTGCAGCATAAATTAAATCGTCTAATTTTTGACTACCATCTTCGCTAAGACATTTATCACCGCTATATTCGTCAGAAGGGTTCATTCTTTTTGGAGTGTTAATAATTATTGGATTATCGTCTTCACCAGTATAGAATTTTAGATGTATGCTACAGCCAATAGTGTTATCTTTAGCGTGATAAATAGTAACTCCGTAACATTCCACTTTTGAAGAAATCTCTTTTTCTGTTTGTTCAGATAAACCCATCATAGCCAATGCCGTTTTTTTTAAACCTGTAATAGCTGCATAAAATTCTGGAGTTGCTTTTTGTTTAAAATCTCGTTTTACGCTATCTCCATTGTCTGTAAAATCCATTCTGATTTTATCTTTGATAATCTTTACACTATTAATACAATAACGTTCTTCTGTAGACATCTTATACATCCTCTCTCAATTCCCAATTCATAGGTTTAAAATCCTGGCGATAACATCCAGCACATGTATATTTACTGTATTTAATAATTTCACATTTTTTACAGTTGCCATTTATAGCTGCACAATAATTCTTAATATGTTTTAATGAAGTCGGTAATATTTTCTTATTCTGAATTACTTCATATATATCGGACATGTGATTTATTATTTCTCGAATAATATCCTTTGCGTCATTAACAGAATCAACCTTACATATTTCAATTAATTTCCCTGTAGTTTTGCATTTTGCCACAATATCACAAACAATAGAATCATATTCCTTACACCTAAAAATAGAGTTACACACATTAAATTTTTCAAACGTTCTTAAATCCCATTTATTGCCATTTACGCATATTTCAAATCCATCTAGATTTATAAAATTTAATTTTCCATTAAAAGTGGTATGCACTATCATTTTCATTTTTTTATTCCTCTCTAAAAATTTTGTAAAAAAAATTACTACGAGTTGAAGGTTTAGGAACACATTCCCATGTGTTCGTTGGCATAATATAATTACCAGTTTTTATTACATTTTCATCTGCTATATATACAGGAATACCTGTTAGAGCTTCTATTTCTTGTCTAAATTCATCTGCGTCTGAATTTTGCCTAGATAAATGCAATAAATAGATTTCTTTTAAACAAGTTAAATCATTTTTACTAAGCCATGTTTTTAAATTTTCCAAAGAAAAATGGCTTTTTACTAACCTGTTATATCTGCTCTTATCTATCTGCCCATTTTTAAGCTTTTCATCTAAGATTTCGTAACTGTGATTACATTCAATCATTAGTTGTGAAATCCTATGAACATTAAATTCAATATTATAGGTATCAGTAGCAAACATCAAAATATCTTTATTATCTCTTAAAACAAATCCAAGTGGCTCGATTGCGTCGTGGTTAGTTTTAAATGGCAATATAGTTATATCGCCAATAAAAAATACCTTTTCACTTTCGATAAAATGCACGTAGGGGCTTTTCTCCGCCCCGCAGGCAATCGCTGTTCCTTTGCTGGTATAAATATCTATACCCAACCTTAAAAACTCGTGTATCGCCCTGCTATGGTCTTTATGTTCATGTGTCAATAAAACAGCCTCTACATTATCAATCGTAGTTCCTAAGCAATGTCTGATATCTTTCATTGGTAGACCACACTCAATTAGTAGTGTGGTCTTATTATTTTCTATCTTATACAGATTTCCAGCACTTCCACTGGCATAACAAGAAATAAACATTATACTTCACTCCTATTAGAATGGTGGTTGTTCCTCATCATCTTCCTGTTCATCAAAGGCAGGTTGTTCAACTTTAACTTTTTTAGGTTCTTCTTTTCTTGCAGATTTAGTTTGTACTGTTTCTTTTGGCTTAGCTTCAATTTTATTTATTTTTTCTAATACCTCTGATTTTGGTTCTTGTTTTGGCATTTCCAGTGTCTTAGACGCCATTTTTTCCTTTATTTCCTGTACAGGTTTTGCTTCTTCTGTAATATCTTTTTCGTGTGTATCATAAATTTCTTCTTGTGTTTGTAATCCCATACTTAACTCTGGAGCAGTAGTACGAATAAGCCATGCAGCAGCTCTATATCTAAGCATTAAATCTGGTATTGTCTGCCATTTACTACCTTTTTTAGCAAACCAGCCTTCTGCTTTTGCTAAACCAATCGTAACAAGTGGACCTTCAATTTTATCTCCAGTTGCAATTTCAGTTGTGTAAGCTATACAACCGTAGTCATCTGTATTTTTATCTCCTACATATTTATATTTTATGCTTGTATATTTTCCGCATTGATTGAATACAGAAATAAGAAATTTACTACTCCAAGATGGATTGCCATATACTACATATAAATTCTGCATTACCATAAGCGGGTCGGCTTTTAATCTTTGAGCCATGTTAATAGCTATAGCACAATTCCCTACATTTTTTCTAAAACTTTCTGGAATTAATGTTGTTTCGGAAAACATTTTTGCCATATTCCAAAGAAGCTGGTAGCTATCCTTGGAAGTAAATCCAGGCATTGTATTTTGTTCTTTTAGCATTATTGTGTTTGTCATTTTGAATATCTCCTTTTAAAATCTTTTTAGTATTGGTTCTTTAATTCTCAAAAAATCATGATGAGCAACAATAAGATTAAACATTTGGCTATTATTAGTTTTTAATATCTCACTTACACACTCCGCATTATCTATCCACATTGGGACATCTAATTTATAATGCTGTGCTAAAGTATTACAAATATCTAAACCAATAATGATTTTTTCTCCATTTGACATACTCTTACCATATGTTGAACCTTGTTTAGTCATGGCTTCACAAGTATCGTCTATAAGACCGTTTACTTGTTGACTAAACAACTTAAATCTAGTTATTTTAAACTTGCTATTAATTTTATCTGTGAGCATATTTACTTTATTTTTAGTGAATATTTGGGCGAGGTTTAATTTAAATTCTAAATTATTAAATTCTTCACCTAATCGTTTTTGTTCTGCTTTTAAATCATCAATACGATTTTTAAACACAGATAATTGTTTTATTTTAGCTAATTTCTCTGCTCTTATATCAATATCTAAATCAAGCTGTTCAAGCTCCGATTGATATTGTTTTAAAGAATTAGCACAATTATCTTGAACCGAGATAAGTTCTTTCTTTAGATTTACTTTTTCTCGATATAGATTGCGATATTCTTCATTTTCTGAATAACCATATTCTGTATCAGCAACATTCTTTTGTTTATCTATAATTTGTAAATTTAATTTCTGGATATTTTGAGATGACAATGTAATAACTGATTCTATTGAAATTATCGTAGCTTCTATCTCATTTAATTCATTTTCTAGATTTTGTTTCTTATTCGCTAAGCTTGTACCTGTTTCTGTACAAGCTCTTAAATTATCTGCTTTAGTTTTATTAAATTTTTCTATTGCTTCATTAATTTTTTCTTGCGGTAAATTTTGCCCACAAGTAGGACAAATATTATCACCATTAAATACCTTCTTTTTTTCCACCTTCCAAGCATTTCGGCAATCTTCTATTTGTTTAGAAATACTTGCTATTTTATTATTAAGTATTTCTCGCTCATTTATTTTATTATTTAGTTGCTGTCTTTCTTTCTGTAATTCTATTTCTTCAGTAGATTTTTGTTTTTGTAATTCTAATACATCAGCATTATTAGTTGCGTCATAGTGCTGTTTTATTTGTTCAATTTTTGTATCAATTTTAGCAATTTGTCTTTCAATGTGGGCTACTGCATAACCGCCTTTTAATGTAGTTAATTTATTTTCAAGAATATTTTTCTTTTTTCGGAAATCCTTCAACTCAATTTCAATGGTTTCCTGATTTAATTCTTCATTGAAATCATCCAACATTTTTTGATTCTCATCTATTCGCGTAGGAATTTTATTGAGTTGACTATTTAATTTAGTTTTACGCTGGGTAATTAATGTTATAAAATCATTGACATTTTTACCTTCTAACATAGACGGTAAATCTTTTAATCGCTCATCTGAATTTATTACATCCATATCTGTAATATCGCCACAAACTTCAAGTAGCAATTCACGTTGCTTTTTCCATGGCATATTACAAAAATAAGTGGCACTAGATAACATTTTTAAAACTTCAATAGAGCCGATATGTTGCTCAATATAAGCGTTATAATCCTTTTGACTTCTTGCTACATCATCAATTAAATAAGTTGTGGTATGTCCATCAAATTCGGCTACAGGTTTACCATGATTTTTAGTCCACTTTTCTTGATATATTTTAGATAATGTTACCTGTATTCCATTATCTAGTTCTAAAGTAGCAGCTACTTTATGTTCTATACCATTATCTAATTGAGGATTGCCTGTATTATCTTTTAGTTTAATATCATCATCTATTTTTTTATCGGTACTAGACTTACCTACTAGCACCCAAAAATAAGCGTCTACCAATGTAGTTTTACCTACACCATTTTTACCAAAAATACTTTTATCTTCGCCGTTTGGTTCAAAGGTAAATTCTTTAATAGCTTTAAAATTATTTAACTCTAATTTTATTAACTTCATTAGTTATTATGCCTCCCGTTTTTAAAATATTATTTTGAAATTCCACTAATTCAGATAATCGAAATATTAATGACGTTGCTGGAAGTTTTATTTTTCCCTGTAATTGTCTATCCTTATTGAAAATTGATACTCTTACCACGTTAATACCTTCCCTCTAAACCAAATGTTAGGCTAGTTACTTGTATATATTTTTTGAATGGCTTTTTTAAGTTTTCCAATGGATATAAAAATACATCCATTTCAAAAACAAATGTTTTTATCTTAAACTTAAAATGTGTAGTACCTTCTCTTAATGGAAATATTTTTTCACTTGTCAAAAATTGTTTTAACCCATATTCGTATATAATTTTTGACATAAATTTGATAGCATGCATTTTTTTATTAACAAAATCTCTTGTTAATATGCGTACACATTTTTCAAGATTATCCGTAAAATCTTTATTATTTATAATATTGTTTATCAATAAATTAAATTCATCATTTTTAGCATAGGTACAGTACAAAAAAATCATCCTTTCAAAAATTGTATTAATGTGGTATAATACAGTTACTTTCAAAAATTTAAATTGATGTTATCCAAAAAATCCGTGCTGTTCCCGTCAGTGCGGATTTTTTTTATTGGGCTAAATAACCTAATGCCCACACAAGCACCTGATAATAACTGTATTTGTTTCATACAATCTAAAAAATCATTTACCTCTTTTTTGTCAATTACATCATCATAAGCAATTATGTCTAATTTATTTAAGATATCAATTACATTTTTTATACATACTCTCAATTGTAATGTTCGAGAAGAAATGCCTTTCATATTTATAGCAGGTAATGAAAGCTCTTTCCCTGTTTGAGTTTGTCTTAAATACTCATATCCTAATTCTGGATTTACATATACTTTAATCATTTTAGCTACAATATCATCAGGAATGTTTTTTTGACCTGCCTCATAATAATTTAATTGACGTTCACATATATTTAATAGATTTGAGGCATTTTTTACAGATAATCCTGTTTCTATTCGTGCAAAATAGCACATCTTTGCGAACTCTTTATTCATACTATTAGACCTCTATTCATGAGATAATATATTTGTTCAACGTTCTTTTCTTTTACGTCCTCTACGGGGCGTATTTTCTTTTATCTTCTCTAGTAAATGTGATGTTTTAAAATCTGTTATACCATCTGACTTATCTTCTAACCACTTTTCTAATTTAGGTCTATTGATTTTTAAATGCGAACCTATCCAACAACAAGGTAAATCGTATTGACCTCTTTTTGTTAATGTTCCTGCTACTCTAAAAAATTGAGCAGGTAGCCCAAATAATTCATTCGCCTCATCTGGAGTTAAAAGAATTTTTCTCCAAATTGGTATATTTACTTCTAATTCCATCATTAACCCACGTCCTCATATTCTTTATAAAAACAAATTCCTTTATATACCCATACACCAACATCTTTAGCAAAAGTCATAAATGCTGGTTCATATTTTTGGGTTTTATAATTAAATTTATGTGTATATGCTTCACCACACTGTAAATACCTTTCGTTATAAGCTACTGGAGGAATGCAATCCCGAAATTCTTCAACAATCTGTTCGTCCACCATATCGCCTACTCTAACTAATGAAGAAAAACTCTGGTAAGCGTCATCATATTCTTTTTTGCTTAAATATCTAGGTTTAAAATTTGTTGCAGTTCTAATACTATTTTTTACAGGTTCTTTCTTTTCTTCAAAAAATTCTTTCACTATATTTTTATCTTCGTCGATTATAACTATCTTTTCGCCAATATGGTTTTTTGCATAAGATTGTCCTAACTCTAAAGCTGACTGTAAGCCTACAGTCTGAACACCAAATGTTCTATCATTACCAAAACAAATCTTATATTCTTTTTCATCATCAATATTATTAAATTCAGCCACAATCTTAATCCCTTTTTTTATAACAATATGACCTTTATATTTCTTAGCAATTTCTTTAGCTTCTGCTAAAGTTTTTGCTTCTATACACCATGCAGTACCTTCATCTACTTGAAAAATTTTATAAACTTCTTCTTTGATAATTTCTTTTTTTATATCACTTATTTTTTCACCATTTAAGTAATAAATTTTTCCAGGTGTTTCATCATAATTTCCATCATAATCTTCACTATAAACTTCTTGATAAGAAACAACTTCATAATTATTTTTCTTATAATCTTCAGCCGAAATTACTCTATCTACTATAATTTCTTCAACAGTAGCTGAATAAAATTTTCTATTAAATCTATATTTTTCAATAAAAGCTTTTGCTTTTTCTAAAGAGTCCCATACTGTAGTATTTCCATCAATCTCATCATAATCATGACCATATTTGAAAAAATAGCGAGTTACTTCATAGAATTTATTAGATTTAAATTTTTTAGTTAACATACTTATTCGCCCTTTCTTTATTCTTCTAATAAATCACTTATTTTTACATCTAAAACTTTAGCAATATTTGATAAAACTTCTAAAGAACCTGTACTTTTTTCTTTTTCAATTAAACATAACATTGCTGGAGTTATATCTACTTTTTGAGCAAGAACAACTTGTGTCCAGCCTTGTTGTTCTCGTAATTGTTTTATTTTTTTACCACATTTCAAACTTAACACCTCACTCGTTTTGTTAAATTATATTTAATATCTTGATGTTATTATATTAAATATAATTTAATATGTCAATAATAAAATTCAGTTAAATTTAATATTTTTATAAATATTTTTATAATGTATACTATTAAATATTAAATTATATTTAATTATATGGACGGTGAAACATTATGAACACTGGAGAACGTATCAAAAATATAAGAATATCTAAAAAGCTATCTGCTAGGCAATTAGCTATAAAGTGTAAGGTATCTCCTGCACAAATATCTATGATAGAAAACGGTTCAGCTAATCCATCATTAGATTTATTGGAACGTATTTGTTATATATTAGATATTTCTTTATCAGAATTTTTCTCTGATAAAACATCTACACAATCACCTGAATTAATTCGCTTAATCAAAACAGCAAAAGAATTATCTACAGAGCAAATTGACAAATTAGTAGATTTTGTTAATAGCATGAAAGGGATTAAATAATATGGAGCCATCCAAAAAATTAACCCCAGTCGATTTCAAAATCTTAAAATATATAAATGATTTTTCAGATATTAAAAAAGATAAGATAATTCTTCATTTCTCAGATATTCAAAGCATTAAATATCGTTTAGATTTTCTTATTGAAAATAAATATTTGTTATATATTGATAAGCATATTCCTGTAATGTTCACACTATATGACCTTCCCAATGAATATTCACTACCTATTCATACTGATAGAATTCAAATAACAGATAAAGGAAAAAAAGAACTTGAAGATTATTTACAAAAACAAAGAACGGAACGTTTATCATTATCTTTTAAAATCATTGCTTGTTTAGGCTCTATTATTGGTATAATTCTTGGTATTAAAAGTTGCTTTTTGGGTTAATTTCTATTGAATATTCTTAGTATGCTAAACAAGAATTCAATTAAAAACAAGAAAAATGTAATCATATTAAAAGTATCATTGTTTAAAATAATAATAATTTTATCTTTTAATAAAAAATATGTTGCTGTACATATCAACCCACTTGATGAAATTAAAAACATTATCCATGCAAAAACTTTATTATCCTTATTGAAATACAATCTTTTTTAACCTCCTATTGTGATGATAAATATATTATTGATATAACTATCATAATTATTGACACCATAAAAATAGTTATCGTATATATATCGTCATTCAAATTAACACCTCGTCTATATCTTAAGAATCACACTTGTCCTCTTGCTCAATCTTACTCGTTAGAAAAATGATGTATCTTAATAGGTAATTTTTTCTCCATATCTAAATATATAGGGTGCTTTCTTTCACAGTAGCACTCTATACCGTATTTACATATTTCACATGGTTCGCCCCAGTTAGCTTTTTCTTCTCGTTTAGCTTGTTCTAAAAATGAATTGTAATGCTGTGCTAAACAATATAATTCTTCTTCACTTAACATTTAATTATTATTTACCCCATTACTTTACTTTTATTTTGGTTGCCACCCAATTTATTTTGGCTATAAGTTACAACTTTACTCTTAATATTTTTCACGTATCGTGAACCTAGATGGTAAAAAAATATCTTTTATATTAACATCTAATAATTTTGCTATACTAATTGCTACATCTTTTGGTATATTTCTACCACCATTTTCATACTGATTATATGTTGATAGACCAATATTTAATTTATTTGCCATAAATTGTTGGTTAAATCCTCTTTTTTTTCGAATTTCTTTTAATAACACATTATCACCTCTTTTTCTCATTTTGTAAACTTTATATTTTTATTATAATTTCTCATTATGTAAAAGTCAATACTTTTTTTATATTAAATTTACTATTTGTGAAAAAAACTTTTCTCACTTTGTAAATATGATATTATTTATCTAGTAAGGAGATGATATTATTGATAGGAGATATAATTCGTCAATTAAGAGATAAGCATGATATTAAACAACAAGATTTTGCTAAATTCTTAAATATAGGAAAATCTACATTATCACAATATGAAAATGGTAACAGAGTTCCTAATGATGAAATAAAGAAAAAAATATCTGATTTTTTTAATGTTTCTATTGATTATTTATTAGAAATGACATCTATCCCTGATAAAATAGATGATTATATAAAAAAAGATGTTACTGAAAGAGTAATACAACAGCCTAAATTAAATTTATCATCTAATGAACAATCTTTAATAATGAAATTCAGAAAATTACCTACTAGAATACAAGATAAAATTGAAGCCCGTATTGAAGCTGAATACGATATTGTTATGGAAAATGAACAAGAATCTAGACAAAAAGCATAGCTAATATGCTTGAAAGAAATTTCAAGTTGTTAAGTAAAAAAAATAATTTTTAGGAGATGTTTTTTATGAAAAAAATATTAATTACTTTATTAACCTTTATGACTATTATTGTCTTTACTGCTTGTGGTTCCGATAATCAAGAAAAATCATCCTCCAGTTCTTCAATGGTATCTTCATCAACATCTAGTAAAGTATCTAGCTCAGATACTGAACAAACAATTAATACAAATTTACCAATACCTGAACAGATTGATGAACATATAAAAAAAATAATTGATAAAAACGACTATATAAATGTTGAAGTTAATGAGCATATGGGCAGGAATGATGGTACTAAAATGGTATTAGTATATGTAAAAGCTCATGGGTATAAAACATATAAATCTGCACTAATAAATGCAACTAAAGTTTTTAAAGAATTATATACGTCTCAATTACCTATTGGCGAAGTTTGTATTTTCTTTAAAGGTGATTTTACTGATAAATATGGAAATCAGTCTGAACAAACAGCCATAAAAATAATTATGGACCTTAATACAGCACAAAATATTAATTGGCAAAATTTCGACTGGAGAAACTTACCATCTATAACTAATAGTATATATGTGCATCCTGGTATTGATAAAAACGAATAACAAAAATAAAAAAGCCACCATGATTTAAAATCACAGTGGCTTTAATCTTATTTAGTATTCTCTGCTGATTTTAATGGAACAATAACCAGTTTTTTACCTAATGGTGTAAGTAGTTTTACGAGTGTATCTGTATTAGGACTGGATTTACCTTTTTCAATACGAGCAATAACAGGCTGTTTTACTCCGCTAAGCTCTTCCAGCTTTTTTTGACTTATTCCTTGTTCCTCTCTAGTTTTTATTAATTCATTAATTATTGCTATACGTAAATTACTTATTTTAATATCATTCATGTTATTCACCTTCTATTGGAACACTATCAATATAACTACTATCTGGACATAAATCGATTTTATTGCTCCATACTTTTTCACTATCTATATTAGGGTCTTTATCCCATGAAATAGAATGTGTACTATCTACATATACACGCTTAAATACGTTGTAATCTTTCAATATTGCAAATACAGTATTGTCTTTTATAAATGTCTTACAATCCATCAAACGCTTTTCCCCGTTATTAAAAGTAATTACAAGTGTATAATTTTCATTAGCTTTAACATCTATGATTTTTTTTCTTCCAGAAGCATAGTATTTAGCCATTGCTTCATCGAGTCCTAAGGATAAATAATAATTTACATCTTTTTTCATATTAAATCACCTCATGATTTAAAGAATAGAGCCATTATTTTAATGGCTCTATTGAAAACAACTCTTGATTTTTTTCAGCTAGTTCCCAGTTTTCTTTTAACTCTTCCTGATGAAAAGCTGCCCAACCTAAAAGCATTTTTAATTGTTTACTAGGAATTGCACCTTCTAAAACTTCTAATTCATTAATTAAAATGATAACCTCATCTCCACCATATGTAGCGTGAAAATGTGGTGGTCTGTGTTCTCTCCAATTAATAAAAATTTTAATACCTCTAAACATACATATTGTAGGCATTTCCTCATCTCCTTTACACATTCATTATAACTAAAAAGTTATTAATAGTCAATAACTTTTTAGTTATAATTTAATAGATATAATTATTGAAAGGTCATGATATTTATGAAAAAACGAAAAGATGGACGATATCAATCTTCCGTTATGCTTACGGACCCATTGACGAATGAAAAACGCCGTGTATATGTATATGGTTATACAGAAGAAGAAGTACAACGAGAATTAAATCGTGTTAAATTAGATAATGGCAAAGAAATATTAATGCCTACATTCAAAGAATGGGCTGATGAATGGTTAAAAATAAAATCTGATGATGTATCTCCAACAACTATAAACAGCTACAAAGATAGTCTTAGATTGCATATATCCCCTACATTAGATAAATATAAACTAAAAGATATCACTCCGTCATTAGTACGTGCCGTATTAAGAAATATTCCAACACAACGAACAAAAGAATACTGCTATATCATCATTAATGCAATTTTACAGCAAGCATTACGAGAGGATTTAATAAATAAAAATCCTTGCATAAATGTAAAAAAACCTAAAGCAAAAGCAAAGGAAGCTACTATCATATCTGAAGATGAATTTAAACAACTTATAAATGCTACCTCTAATTTGCAACTAAAAGCTATACTTTGGATTGCCTATGATACAGGTATGCGACGTTCTGAAATAGCAGCTCTTCGCTGGCAGGATATAGATTTTAAAACCAATACAATGCACATACATCATGCGATTAAAACAGATAGACATGCCCCACTATCATCTCGATTCTCATTGGGTGAACCTAAAACAGATTATGGTATACGAGATATCCCATTAACTAATATCGTTAAATCTGTTTTAAATAAACATAGAGAACAACAAAAAGAACTATTTAAAAATAACAGTCGAATTTTAACCAATAAAGATTTTGTTTTTACTTCAAATTTTAGAGGACGTTTTGGCGATTTTATTCAGCCGGATAATATAACACATGAGTTTGTGAAATTAAAACGAAAAGCCGGCATAAAATCGGATATAACCTTTAAATCATTTCGTCACACCTGCTTGACTTCTTTAGCGGAAGCCAATATCCCGGCTAAAGCAATTCAAGCACAAGCTGGTCATGCAAATGCTTCTTTTACGCTTAATAGATATGTACACAAAACCGAACAGATGAAACAGACTATAGCTGATTTTCTTAATAATCGTATTCAAAAATGA